AGATCAGACTGCTAGTGAAATAAGAGGATTAGTTGAATCGGCTTCTGACAGTAACGTATTTACAGATGCAGATCATACTAAATTAAATGGTATAGAAGCTTCTGCTACCGCAGACCAGACTAATGCAGAAATAAAAACAGCTTACGAAGCAAACAGCGATACAAACGCTTTTACAGATGCAGAAAAAACTAAGTTATCAGGTATAGAAGCTAGTGCTGATGTGACAGATGCCACTAACGTAAATGCTGCTGGTGCAGTAATGAACAGCGATCTTGATACTAAAGGTGAAATCTTAATTGGTGACGGTTCTGGAGATCCTTCAGCACTTCCTGTTGGGACTAATAACTATGTGTTAGTTGCTGACAGTAATGAAGCTACAGGTGTGAAGTGGGCAACAGTTCCAGCAGGTAGTGGTATGAGTAATCTTGTTGAAGATACTACCCCACAATTAGGTGGTAACTTAGATGTTCAAGCTAGTGAGATTAATACAAGTACAACTAATGGCAATATAAAATTAAATCCTAATGGTACAGGTGTTGTTGAAGTAAAAGGTGATGGCAGTAGTGTTGATGGAACAGTACAACTTAACTGTAGTCAAAATAGTCATGGTGTAAAAATCAAGTCACCACCTCATAGTGCAGGTGCAAGCTATACATTAACTCTTCCCAATAATGATGGTGATGCAGGTCAGTTTTTAAAGACTGATGGTAGTGGTGGATTAAGCTTTGATACTGTTTCTTTACCTGATTCAGATAAAATTGAAGAAGGAAATAGCAAAGTTGAAGTTGTAGATACTGGTACTGGCTATGTAACAACTGAAGTTGACGGTACTGAAGTTTCTAGAGCAAATGCTAGTGGAAGCACTATATTTACTTCTGCTATTTTTGGAGCTCAAACAAATAAAGCAGACGGAACTGGTCAAGGTATCAGTCTTATCTATGGTGGTGGCACAAGTAATGTTGGAATAATATCTTGTACTCATACAAATGGTTTACAAATCAAGAATACAGCAGGAGTTTCGTTTGGACAAAATGGTTCGCCTAATTATACTTATGCGTCTTTTTTTAATACAGGAGGATCTTTCTCAACAGGTGGTACTGCAAGATTTGATTATGATGGCACAAATATTAATTTTGCACTTAATGTTTTACCAGACACAGATAGTAATTACGACATAGGTACAAGTGCAAAAAGATTTGCAAATATTTATGCTGACACATTATATGGTGACGGATCAAACCTTACTGGTATAACAGCAGGTGCTCAAGGTGGGGGTGGCGAATCTATATTTCATGAGTCAGAAAATACGATGGATAATGATTACACAATAACTGCAAATCATAACGCTTTGGTTGCTGGTCCTTTAACAATTAATGCTACACTAACAATAAATAGTCCTTCAGTTGTAACGATTCCATAATGGCTATAGCAATTAACGGATCTTCTAATACGATTACTGGTTTAGCAGTAGGTGGATTACCAGACGGAGTAGTAGATACTGATATGCTTGCTGCTAATGCAGTAAAACTCGCAAAACTTGGATCAACAACTGGCAAAAATGGGCCAATTCTTCAAGTTGTTTCAGTAAGTAAAACTGATGCTTTTTCTTCAACCTCAACAAGTACTGCTCAAGATGTAACAGGATTAACTATAAATATTACACCTACATCTTCTAGTAGCAAACTTTTTATTCAAGTACATATAAGTGTAACAGCAGGTAGTAGTTATGGTGGTCACGCCCTTTTACTGGCAAAAGTTGATAGTGGGACTACAACTTATCCATTTAGAGGTAATGCTACAGGCAGTTCGACAAGAGCTACATTTCCTGTTTCTAATCAAGGAAATACTGGTTATCCCGATGTCGCTGCTGGTTCTTTTTTAGATACTGCTGGATCAACAAATGCAATAACTTATAAAATACAACACATAGATGAATCAACTAATAATACGATATATATAAACAGAGAAACTCATGGTACAGGTGGTGCAGGTACATGTATTGGTACTTCAGGCATTACAGTAATGGAGGTAGCAGCATGAGTTTAGACCATGAAGCAATACGCAAAGCATATCCTGACGCTGTAACTATTGATGATGGTACAGGAGCTTTTAAAGCAGACGGCTCACAGATAACACTTGTTCAGTCTGATATAGACGCTGCACGAAACACATTAAATGCTGAATATGCAGCCCTTGAATATTCAAGAAATAGAGCAGCAGAGTATCCAAATATTGAAGATCAACTAGATGACATCTATCATAATGGAATAGATGCTTGGAAAGCTACTATTAAAACAACTAAAGACAAATATCCTAAACCATGACAGCAAAGATTAAACTAAACGCAGCATCAGGTGGTGGGTCAGTTAGCTTACAAGCACCCTCTTCTTCTAGTAATAACAGAGTTATTAGCTTGCCTGACATTGCAGATGGAACGCTTTTAACAAGTCAAAGCAGTTTAGATTCTACTAAGCTATCTCCTGCTATATCTGCTGGAATTACAATGGCAGATCAATGGAGGATAAATTCAAGTTTTACTTTTGCAACAGGTTATACCGACATAACTTCTAACTGGGAAAGAGTAGACACAGATGGATATGGACAACTAGGAACTGGTATGACGGAATCAAGTGGTATTTTTTCTTTCCCTTCAACAGGAATATACTTAATAACTTTTTTTGGTAATGTTCAGAGGAATAGCGGAAACGACAGATTTGGTGAAATAAATTTATATACGACAGTTAATAATAGCAGTTATAGTGAAGCTGCAACTTCTTATGCCTGTGCGCCCTCACAATACAACAGAGGTGCAATTGCATTAAATTTTATATTTGATGTAACTAACATTTCTACACATAAATTAAAATTCAAACAATATGAAAATCATGGATCTTTGAATTTTTTAGGAAGTAGTGATATTAATTTAAACTCAACAACTTTTATTAGATTAGGAGATACATAATGAGATTTGACGGCAGACCAGATCAACTAGAAGATTATCTTGTAACAGTTCGTTCAGGACAATGGTTCGGTTGGTCTGACTCAAAAAACAAAATTTATGCAAACTTGATAGTGCATGATGGTGGGTCTAAGCCTACAGAAAAAGAATGTACTGATGGATTGGCAGCCTTAATAGCTGAGTGGGATTTAGAAAATGACAGTTATAGATCAAAAAGAAGAGAATCTTATGACAGCTTGGCTAACCAATTAGATATGTTGTACAAGGATATTGTTGCAGGTAAACTAGATACAACTGGAACGTGGGCAACCCACATAAAAAACGTCAAGGATTCAAATCCAAAACCTAGTTAATTATGTCAGAAATCAAAGTAAATTCGATAAAAGGGGTAGGTGCATCGGTAGCTGCCTTAAGTATTAATAATACTGATGGAACGTGTACCGCCAATATTACTAATAACCTGAGTAATAGAAACAAGATAATAAATGGCTCGATGATTTGTAGTCAAAGAGGAAGCAGCTTTGCTAATGCTAATTCCTACACCTTAGATCGTTGGAGGTATTATAAAAATATTAGTGGTGAGGTTACTGTTTCACAAGAAAATATCACCGATTTAGTCGGATTTGGTAAAGCATTAAAAATAAATACTACGACTGCTCAAGCAGGAATACCAAGTACATCAGGAAAACAGTACGCAAGTATATTTCAAGCAATTGAAGCACAAGATTTACAAGATCTAGCTAACGGAGCATCAGGAGCTAAAACTATTACGTTATCTTTTTGGATAAAATCTAATGTAACTGGTACATTTTGTGTTTCGTTTTATAAAGCTGATAATACTCAAAGATTAATTTCATTACCCTATACAATTAATTCATCTAATACTTGGGAGAAAAAAACTTTAGTAGTTCCTGGAGATACATCAGGAGGCGGTATCGATAACGATAATGGAAACGGATTATCTCTTTATTGGGTCTGGGCAAGAAAAACAGGTTATTCTGGAACTACATCAACTTCTTGGGTTGACTATTCTGATGCAGCTTGGGCGAATACATGTACTGGTACTATATTTGAGAATGTAAATGACCATGTGTTTATTACAGGAGTTCAATTAGAAGTAGATCATACAGGATCAGGTGTGGCAACAGATTTTGAGCATAGGTCATTTGCACAGGAGCTTGCTTTATGTCAGAGGTATTATCAAGTAGTTGCTGAAGGACAAAATTCAATTATTGGAATATGCTACACAGTATCTTCACATTTTTATTCAATAATTGATTTGTTAGTTCCTATGCGAACCACGCCTAGTATGGAGGTAAGTAACTGGACTAATGCTTTTAGAGCCTATGGTTCAAGTGGAGGTGTTAACGTATCAACTTTGGCTTTAAATTCAGAAACAAGGAATAATCGTGTTTTTGTTAATCAATCAGGAAATCCTGGAGTTGGAAATTTAAGAGTATATGATGCAAATAGTGGAGTATATGGCAAACTAGCATTTATAGCGGAGCTTTAAAATCATGGCATTTCCAACAAACCCAATTTATAAATTATATAATTCTACTTTTGATGGAGTAGTGACAGAAATGATTTTAAAAGAATCAAATAACATTAGACTTAATATACCAAAAGACGAAGCAAACACCGACTACCAAGAGTACCTTAAGTGGGTAGCAGAGGGAAACACAGCCGAAGCTGCTGATTAATTAGTCTTTTCCATTTGTCTGGTCATCATAGACATGGTGACGTACAAAGGTGCTAGTGCCATAATTCCTACAAAAGTTATTATGGTTACAGGCACTAATGCCTTTGCTATTGCTTCTTTCATAATATGGACGAAATATACTTACCAAACCTACCAGACACAAACTATATACTCAATCCACCTAAAACAATTTTTTACCCCCCTGTAGCGGAAGTACCTTATCTAGACCCAATTCTTTTACCGAGTCTGGAACAAGTTCAGTCGGGTTTGGGAGAAGAGAAGGCAAAAACTTCTTCAGAAGAAGAGGAGCAAGACGAGGAAGTAACAGGTATAAAACAAGAAGTGATCCCAACGAACCTGCCAAAAAACTTAGAAAATACTTCATTAGAAACTGTAGGTACTTTTAATGTACCATTCTTCGGTGAGATGCCAATACCTGCACCAGAAGTAATAGCTTCTAGTGTAATCGCTGCTGGTACTGCAAGTATTGTCAGCGTTGGAGGTGGTATTGCTATGCAAGCAGTATTAGGTCAAATCAAAAAAATATTTAAAAAGATCTTTACTAAGGTTCTAAAGAAAGAGGTTAAGGATTTTCAAACAAAGAAGAATTAGCTTTTACATAACTTCGTATATTGATTACATCACTACAAATATATGCGAACTTAGATTTAGGATTTATCATGTAGCCTGATGCGTGAAGCTGTCCGCACTTCAAGATACGAACTAGCTGCTTATCATGCACTTGCTTGTCTAGTTCTTCTTTGGCTAAGTCTAGCTTTACTTTGGATAACTCGTTACAAGTTTGATTATCTCCTAATGGAATCATAAAAGACATCTGTACACCCCAACCTTCATTGATGCTATAGGTTTCTTCACCTTGAGCATCATTACCTGTATAAAAAGGAGTTACAGCCATAGTAGGTTGACTGCAAATTAAGTTTCCAAACTGTTGCTTACCTGTCATTCCATTATTGATATTCATATTCTGGTTGATAATACTTGAGTTACCAACAGCATTAGGTTGAGCTTGTACGTTTGTATCGCCTTCAGCTTTTGCTTGGTTACTGGCTAAACACAGACAGGCTAGTAATAACGCTTGTAGTCGTAATCGCATCATTCTGTGTAATCTTTTCAGTCATTTGGTTTGCTGCTCTGGTAGTAACAGACAAAGACCAATCAGAAGTTACAGTCTTTGGTGTAAAGATTGCATCTGAATGTGCTATCCCACCACTAGAAGCACTTGTAACTTCTATGTTTGAAGCTTCCCAAGTGTTTAACGCTGCTCCGTATTTCTCTGTAACTACAGATCTTGTTATTGTTTGAGTAGTATTCTCTGTTCTGTTACTTGAACCAGTAGTCCAAGAAGGAACTCCATTGGCATATACAGGGCTAAATACAAACAAAGATAGCAATAACAGTTTCTTCATTTTTTCTCCTGTTTAGGATCTACTATTAATCTTATAGGAGTATCAATTCGTACAAGTTGAGTACTACCTAACACTTCTTGCAACTCAGCCTTTACAGTCTTACCATTTTTACCACCATTCTCTTTGCCTTTTTGTGTAATAGATGCTCCAAAACTACTTGCAAGACCTACAAAAACTGAAGCAATAAAAGTTGGGTCTATCTTCTGCTGTGGTATTCCTAATTTTGACAGATCTAAATACGATAATGACAACATCGCTGTTGCCCAAAAAAGTAAAATAAGTCTGACCCCTAGTGATACAAACTCAAACTGTTCCTCTCTACAAGGCACAGCTTCTTGTAATTTAAACCAAACACTTTTTTTATTTTCTTTTGGTTGTTCTGCCATAATCCTAGTGAGATACTATAAATATAAAGAAAGAAGCCAAGATTGGCAATAAGCGATAAGGTAAAAGTACAGACATAAACCCAATGTTAAAAATTTTAAAACCAATTTTACTAAGGTTTCTTACTACAACTGCTTGTAAAAGGTTAGTAATAGACTTGCTCCGATCAATCTGTAAGCAGACCTCCAATACCTTAGACGACAAAGCTGTTGATATGTTGGAGCAACAACTCTTTCCTAAAATGAACTAATGAACCATAAAGAATTTTTTGATGTTCTTATTGGTAATCCTCCTCCTGAAATAGAGCTTGAAATAGAAATAAAATGCAGAGAGGTAAAAGAATTACCTGATTCTGTAATCAAAGATTATTGTTGTGATCTTGTAAAACAAATAAGACTACAAGATATGTTACTTGTCGCAGCTTTAATTCGGATTTCTGATACAGAAAGTGAACTTTGGAGACTTGAACAAAGGTTACAGCACTACAAAAAACAAAAGAAATTAGGTTTTATAGGTAAACTTAAGTATGTTTTATTTGGCAATAGACCTAAAAAGTGATTATATTAATTTAAAACGTAAGTCTCATGGATAAAAACTTAAAAATATTAAAAAGTTTGCATCTTGAATTAGCAAAAGACCTATTAGATAAAGTAAGAAGTGGCGAAGCAAAGGCAGGGGATTTAAACGTAGCTAGACAATTTCTAAAAGATAACGGTATTGAGTGTATTCCTGTAGAAAATAACCCTATGACAGAGCTAATGAACAACTTACCAGACCTAGAAACTATTCCTCTTACAGATTAATAATTGCAACCCTTACCAGAAAAACTACAAGACTTTAGATATTTCTTAATTGTTACTTGGAGACATCTAAACCTACCAGATCCTACTCCTGTTCAGCTAGATATAGCAGAATATCTACAACATGGAGCTAGAAGAAAGATCATACAGGGGTTTCGTGGGGTAGGTAAGAGTTGGATTACTTCTACTTACGTTGTTTGGAGACTAAGGATAGACCCACAATTAAAATTTCTTGTGGTATCTGCCAGTAAAGATAGGGCTGATAACTTTACGACCTTTACTATGCGTCTTATAAACGAGATGCCAATACTTGCTCCACTAATCCCCAGAGATGACCAGAGAAACAGTAAGGTAAGTTTTGATGTAAGACCTGCTAGTGCTGATCATGCCCCTTCCTGCTCCTCTAAGGGTGTGCTATCGCAACTAGCAGGGAGTCGTGCTGATGAAGTTATAGCAGATGACTGTGAAGTACCTAATAATTCCTTTACTCAGCCCATGAGAGACAAACTATCTGAAGCTGTAAAAGAATTTGAAGCGATTCTTAAGCCTAATGGTCGGATTACTTTCTTAGGTACACCGCAAGTAGAGAACAGTTTGTACCTAACACTAGAAGAACGTGGATATGAAACACGAATATGGACTGCACGTTACCCAAATCATAAAAATAACTATGGAGATCGTCTTGCTCCACGTCTTGCTAAAAACCTTCTAGAAGGCTCTGTAGAGCCAAAAGATCCTGTTGACCCTGTAAGATTCTCTGCACAGGATTTGATGGAACGTGAAGCGTCTTATGGACGTTCTGGGTTCAATTTACAGTTCATGCTCGATACAACACTCTCAGATCAAGATAGATACCCTCTAAAAATTAACGACCTAGTAATTATTTCCATTAATAAAGAATACGCACCTGAAAAAGTTATTTGGTCTAACTCTCCTGAGTATGTAATTACTGATTTACATTGCGTTGGGTTTAATGGAGACAGGTTTCATAGACCTGCACAAGAGTTTGGAGACTACATTGAATACACAGGTAGCGTAATGTTTGTTGATCCCTCTGGTACTGGTAAAGACCAAACTGCTATATCCTGCGTAAAGATGCTAAATGGTAACTTATTCGTCACAGAGTGCTTTGGTTTGTCAGGTGGCTACTCCGATAGAGTACTAGAACGCATTGCTAGAACTGCTAGAGATAATAAAATTAACACCATATTGGTAGAACAGAACTTTGGTGGCGGTATGTTCTCTCAACTTCTTAAACCTTTTCTTATGACTTACCACCCTTGCGAACTTCAAGACGTGCGAAATACAAAGACTAAAGAAATGAGAATTATTGATACCTTAGAACCTGTTATGAACTCTCATAAACTTATTATTGATCGCAAAGTTGTAGAAAATGACTTCAAATCTAACCCTAACGAAACTCCTGAACGTAGATTAAAACTTCAACTTATCTACCAAATATCTAGATTATCTAGAAATAAAGGTTCTCTAGTACACGATGACCTCGTTGACTCCCTCGCAGGGGCAGTTGCCTACTGGATTGACTATATGGCTCAGACTGAAGACCTAAACATATCTAAACGCAAAGATGAACTCCTAGCTGTTCACCTAGATAACTGGGGTTCTTTACTAAATAACACCATATCTCAATCTGCTATGGGTATGACTCCTCAACAGATAAGAAATTCTAATGTATCCGATGATGGTTTTATAAGCTCAACTTATTAAAGCCTAGTATAGGAGAAAGAATAACTTCCCTTACACTAGGATTACACTAAGATTACATTAGGATTACCTAAGTAATGTCTAATATTCTCTACTTAGATAATTCTAGGTAGTCTGCCTACAGAAAAAATTTTGACGGAAAAATCTGAAAGGGTAACAGAATACGTGCATAGCCAGTTTCCCCCTATAAATATAAAAAATTTTGTCAATTTATAAAAAAATAAAGCGTTTATAAAGAAAATATATTGATACTACTAGGTTCTTAGAATATTATTACTATTCTTGGTAGAGTTTTTGGTCAATTAATTCTATTGTTTGCTTTTATTTGTTTTCTTAATCGGTAGGGGGGTATAGGTTCAAAAGGTTAGATCAAAATAAATATATAGGGTTAATCAATAGGGGGTATAGGGTAAATATTAATAGAGAGTATATAGGGTTAATAGATAAGGCTAGTAAACACTAAGATAAACTAATTGTAACTAAATGTAAACAATGAATATAAGTAGTCATATCAAGGGAAGTGAGACTAATATGGAATTGGTTGTTGACAGTTTATGGAAACACTTGATATAGTAGGTTCATCGGATCAAACGGATTCGATCTTTACCAAACAACCACACTATGAAATTCAATACAGTTACTATTCCTGAGAGTCTCAGGGGTCTAGTAATCAAGACTAAATATCTTGGAGCTACTGACTACAGAGATGCAAGGATTAAAGCAACTCACAAACGTGAGAATGATAGAACCTTTACAAAAACAATTACTAAGAACTACGATCTTGAACCACCACAAAATGCCCTTAGAGCCGCTATGGCCTTAATGGACGAATGGGAATTTAAAGAGTATCACCCAAACATGAAAATTGTATCTATGGGGTGGGATCATGACCATTACTATTTCGTAGTCGTTTAGATTCCTTAGAGCCTAGTTATAGGTTCTAAAGAGTCCAAGACTCTAACCAAACCTTTACCAAACCAAAAACCATGCAAGAAATTTTAATCAGCACTAGGGTTGCTTATAACGTCACTTATGTTGATGTTGTAAATAAAGATCAAAGAATACCTTTACAGTCTTTGACAGGCAATAAAACTCTAACTCAAAACAATATAGATTCCTTGAAATCTCTTGGATTTACTTTCAAGCTTCAAACAACTGCACCTGACATTAATTTCTAACTATGCAAGCACCTAGACACCATTTTAGATACTGTATTGAGACTATGTATCACGATATAGGATTACAAAAAGTTTTTACTGATGATGTAGATACGGCCTGTGATTTCTGTGTTGATCTCTCAAAAGACTACCAAACAGAATACTCAAGAGTTATTGATACCACTAACAATGAGACTCTAAAATTCAAGAGTTGGTAACGATTCCTTAGAGCCTAGTAGATAGGCTCTCAAGAATCCTTACAAGATTCTACAAACCAAAAACTTTACCAAACAAATGACCTTAACACTTGTCAAAAAACAAACAAAAAAAGAACCTTATGACCCTGATAAAGGTGTCAAAGAATTAGCTGATACTTTAATCTCACTAATGGAAAAAGGTTGTAATCCTTTTCGCAAAGAGTGGACACCTGAAGGTGATCATATGAACCTTACTACTGGGGAATATTACCAGAATGGTAACCTCATAGCCCTTGAGATTTACAAACTAGCTCAAGGCCATAAGTATCCTTATTGGTGCGGCTTTAAACAAGCTCAAAAATGGGGTCTTAAAATCAAGAAGGGTAGCAAGTCAGCTATTATTCTTCGACCTATCACAATTAAAGGTAAGCGACCCTTAGATGAGTCCAAACCTGATGGCCTACAAGTAGAAACTGGTAGCCAGTTTACTATTTTCCGACCTACTAGAGTGTTTAATATCTCATGCTTTACAGGCTCAACACCTGAGAATCAAAAAAAGCTAGACGATAGGATAGCTGACCTTGAAAAACAACATGAAGCTACTAACTTTGAGCCATTAGATGACCGACTAAAGAATGTACATGACATTGTAGTTACCAACTATATTGATAAGCACCTTAAAAACTTCAGTCATAAAGGAGATAGAGCTTACTATGATGTACTCTTTGATGAGATCGTAGTACCTGATAGAACTAGGTTCTCAAACAATGAGAATTACTACGCTGTAGTTATGCACGAAGCCTGTCATAGTACGGGATCTCAAGAGAGACTCAAACGAGATGGCATTGTAAAAGCGTGTGGATTTGGCTCTGAGCTATACGCTGAAGAAGAAATTATTACAGAATGTGCGGCCTTCTTACTAGCTAGAGAGTTGAAAGTCAGCACAACTGATGACCAACACGCTAGTTACCTTAAGAGTTGGATCAGTAAACTCAAGAAAGAACCTAAGTTTATTAACACTATCTTAGGTCAGTCAGTAAAGGCTAAGAACTTTATCTTGAACCCGATAGTTGACAAGTCTGACAACACTTGATATAGTGTGTTACAAAGACCCACTCTTATTAGCCCTTGATTCAGGGGCTAGTATGAGTGGCTCACAAAGAGTCACTTACTAACCAAACAAATGAGGTCACAATTATGAAAGCTGGACACTATTACAATCAAGCTGAAAAAGCTTATGAAATCTTACATAAGTATCACACTAAAATGTTTGATTTAGGTGGGGAAGAATCTGATTTCTGGAATGATGACTTGAATCATTATGAAAGAGTCTTAAGAAATTCTCTTGAATGGGGAAAAGAAGATGAACTCTTTACTGAAGCTGCAAACTTTGATACAAGACTCTCAAGAGTTGACGATCACATAAAAGAATATCTATCTGATATTAGATATTTAAAAGGTCGTATCAAAGAACTTAAAGCAACTAAAGAAAGAGTGCAGCAAGAAAAAAAAGAATATCTTGTAGAAAATAATATTGACTACAAGACGATTGATAAGAGACTTGCTGCTGAGTACCCAGAATTTGCAGAGGAAAGCAAAGTTAAAACATTAGAGGGGGAGTTCATTCCTACTTTCCATGATTAAACGTAAGACTTATCAAACGTACTGGGAACTTGAGTCCATGTATTACCGAGCCTGTAGAATTACAGGCTCACAACCAAACCTGATGGCTTATCAAAACCTTGATACTAAAGAAGCTATCGTCATTCTTAAAAGAGAATTAGTAAAAACAATCTTATCCATTTAGGAGTCACAACAATGAACACTTCAAGAATCGAACACATTTGGCCTGATGGTCATTGGCAAGAGATGGAATTTGTCTCTTTTAAAGTCGGAGTATTTGATGATACTTCAGTAGGTTATTTGTCAGCTACCGATAATGAAGGAGATGAAGCACACTTACCTAACATGAAGTCATCAACTATAGTTAAATGCTTTGCAAAATTCTTAGAGATTGAAAATGTCTTGAGAGAATCAGAGCATGGTAACAAAGCAAGTGCTGAAACTATGGAGAACCTACGAAAGATAAGAGATAAGATCAATAAACTTATTAAACCAGAGGAAAAAACTTAATGAATATATGTCCTAACTGTCGGGGTCTCAATACTAAAAATCTTGAGACTCGGTTTAGGAGTGGCAAACCTAACCGCAATAATAAAAACAAAGCCAACATTCCTTACACTTATAGACGCAGAGAATGTCTTGACTGTGGTAAGAGATACACTACTAGGGAATACACATTCGTTGATCTTATAGCGTTTGCAAAACTGCCAGAGCTAAAAAGGATTGATGACCTTATGCCTTGATGAACACAAAAGAAAAAATTGACTACGCACAAAAGCGTATCCAAGAATTAACCACCCTAATAAACCTATGGAGTCACAATGAAAAAAAAAGTACCAACACTCAAGGAAGCTGCGAACAAAACTTATCGCAGGAGAAAGAACGGAGATGTATCAGCTAAAGATTTTCTTACTAGCATGAGACATAATGTTCAAGCGTTAGGAGACATACCAGTAAACAAAATTACTACCAGTCTCATTAACAAAATGAATGACCACAACAAGTCACGACCTAACTGTAATGAAGTAGTTAACAAGAAGATGGGTCATCTTAAGCTAGTGTTAGAAGACTGTAGAGATGATGGGTATATAACTATACCTGAGTTTCCTAAACCTAGACGTGTCAAGAAAAACAAGAAGGTACACTACCTGACTGCTGACATGGAAAGAGAACTCATGTCTTACCTGACTTGCTTTAATCACCACGAACATAGAGATGTATTCAAGTGTTTGATTGATATAGGTTGCAGGGTTATGGAACTACTGACACTTGAAAAAAGATTTGTTGACTTCGACAAGAATCAAATTACATTCCAGTACAGGAAGAATGGAAGACCTAATACAGTACCTATGACTACTGCTGTCAGGTCTATCATCAAGCCTTACTATGACAAGTGTAATACCTTAGACCTACTGTTCGATCACGATTACACATGGGCTAATACTATATTCCAAAAGGCCAAGTCAGAACTAGGCTATGGTAAACACAAGTGGTACAGGATACATTTGTTTAGAGATACCTGTGGTTCAAGACTTGCTCAAGCAGGAGTACAGATACTAATTATTAGAGACTGGCTAGGACATGAAGACATACAAATGACAGAGAAGTATTCTCATCTAGCACCTGACTCTATGCATCAAGTAGTGGAGGTGTTGAACTGATGGAAGTACATATAGAAATTATGCCAACTAATTTCTTTTTTAAAGAAGAAACTTGGTACACAAATAAAGAATCAAAGATGGCAACAGAAAAACCATTAGTTAATGTTGTATGGGTACAAGATAATGGTGCTGCGATTGGACAAATGACAACAATAGATATGATCTTTAATCCTATCGAAGAGTATGTAACCATACCAGAAGAGGTAAGACTTGAGGTAATTAGAAAGTATAAAGACCAACTGAAACCTTACTTACAATGACAGAACCAAGTAAGAAACAACTAGAGTTAGAGCAAAGTATCTTCAGCATCTCAGGATACAATAAGCTATCTAGGAATAACAAACTAAGAGAGAAGGGAAGGGAGTCTGAAACACCATACGCTAGAAACATGATTGAAGCAGGACTTGATGCCCTTACAAAAGCATTGAAGTTATACGTTGAACAATCAATGACAGGACAGGCAGGAGTCAGGGCTGTAGCTGCAAAGTATGTAGCTCAGTTCCCTGACCTTGACGTGGTATCTTTTATTGCTTTCAAAGTAATCATAGATAATACATCACTTGAAAAACCAACAACAACAATCGCTATAAACATAGGTCAAATGTTGGAAGATGAGATGCGTTATACAATCTTTGAACAGCTAGACCCCAAGTACTTTAAGAACATCAAGAGACATACCAGAGATACAAACCATACTGGCTACAAAAAGAATATGGTTAGATCACACATGACTAAGAAGGGTATAGACTTTGAGACTTGGAAGAAGGAAGACAAGTTAAAAATAGGTCTAGTTCTTATTGATCTAGTAATGGTAAATGTAGGCATGGTTAAGATGATTAACAAGAGAGTAGGTAAGAGTTTATTATCTTGCTTAGTCTTTACTGAAGTGGCTATGAAGTGGATACAAAAGGGGCGAGCTAATAGGATAGCTGCATATCCACAGTATCTTCCTTGCTATGACAAACCCAAGCCATATACAACACTATCTGATGGAGGTTTCTACACCGAGAGACTTAGAACAAATGCTATCAAGACTTCTAATCCAAAGACATTAAGAAAGTTACAAGAAGAAAACTTAACAGTATGTCTAAAGGCTCTAAACCTTGCGTCACATACAGCGTGGGGGGTAAATAAATTTGTGTTTGATACTCTTGTATATTGTTGGGAAGAAGGTATAGAAGTAGGGGGGTTGATAAATAAAGAACCATTAGAGCTACCACCTAAACCTGATGACTGGAATGATAAGGACAAGACAAAGACATGGCGATACCACGCAGGTCTTACACATGATACTAACCACAAAAACAAAGTCAAAAGGTATCAGATATTATCAATCATTGATACCGCAAAAAAATTTCTAGGAGAAAAATTTTATCATGTTTATCAAATGGATTTTACTTCTAGGTTTTATCCTGTAACTGCACACTTTCACCCACAAGGTACTGATATAGCTAGAGGATTACACCAGTTCTATAAAGGTGGAGAGATTAAGACCAAGAGACAACTTGACTGGTTAGCCATAGCAGGAGCAAATGCTTTTGGCATGAGCAAGTGTAGCTATGAAGAGAGATTAGAGTGGGCATACATAGAAGGTCAGGACTACGCAGAACAAGTAGCACTTGATCCTATAGAGAACCTTGATTTGTGGGGTAATGCTACTGACCCATTTCAGTTTCTTGCATGGTGTAAAGAGTGGCATGACTTTATGCAGGTAGGTATGAACAATGGTTTTATCTCAAGATTCTGTTGTTGTCTTGATGGTACTAACAATGGCTACCAACATATAGCAGGACTGGTATCTTGTAAGGAACTAGCAGGTAAAGTTAATCTACAATACAACAAACAACCACAGGATTTATATAAAGAAGTCTTAGCAAAAGTATTGATACTACTAAAGAATGACACTTCAATTCAAGGTCAACTTTGGTATGAGCATAGAAACAAAATGACTAGAAAGTTTATAAAGAAACCAGTCTTGATGATACCTTATAACTCAACAACTTTTGGTATAGCAAATCATGTAGAAAGATACTTTGTAAATGAAAATATTTCTATGGCAAAAAATTTTAAGAACAACTTTTATCTTGCAACAATTATTGAGACTGCTGTTAGTATGATAAGTCCTGAAAGTATCAAGTTACTTAAGTACTTATCAAAGATAGCTGTATGTTTTAACAAAGAAAACAAAACTATTTCATGGCATACACCTTCTGGTTTTTTAGTACAACAAAAGTATTACGTTAACAACAGCAAGATAATAAGAACCAAGTTAAGTAACTCAAGTATGAGATTAAACTTAGCTGAACCTACACTACAGGTTGATAAAAGAAAACAGGCTCAAGGTTTCCCAAGTAATTATATACATAGCTTTGATGCTGCCCACCTTCAGTTAACTTTAGTTGAAGCAAACAAGGTAGGTCTTGAACAGTTTTGTATAATCCATGATTGCTTTGGTAGCCCTGCTGCTGATCTTGAAAGACTAATTGAATGTGTGAAGCAGACATTTTTCTACATATATAGTGACAATAATTTAGACAACTTACATCATCAAGTAGCACAACAACTTAGTGATAGCAAAGGTTTACCACCTGCATTACGTATGGGAGACTTTGATATTACAGAGGTGTTGACTGCACCATATATATTTACTTAATAAAAAACTAAGGTACAATAAATGAACGTCTAAATTAGACGAACTAACCAGTTAATTACCAAGGTAAAAAATGGACAACATTAAATCGGAGACTATTAAGTTAGTCACCCCAGTAGGAACTCGCTTTCGTTACTCTTATTTAGTAACACCTGATGAGTACATGGGTGAACAGAAGTGGAAGACAGAAGCATTGATACCAGTAGGGTCAATGATGAAGAACAAGGAAGGCAAGATGGTAGAAGCTACCGCTTATATCATTGAGGAACTAGAAGGATTACTAGAGATATGGAAGGGTCAACTGAAAGCTGCTTTTCCTGATAGATCTTTTAGTTTAACTAAGAGTTCAAAGACAGGACAACCATCTTTCCCTTGGTCATTCGAGGAAAGTGATTTAGTTATCAGACTAAAGAAAAATTATAAAGGCATGAAGGGTATCAATACACCTGTTTCTTTTTATAAGACTGAAGAACAAAGCGGTCAAGTAGTTCTTATGAATGAAGATGAAAGATTACAGATGGAGAAGATAAGTCCAGATACAGAAGGACAAGTATCTTTCTTAGCTTCTGGATATAACGCAGGTGGTAATGGTGTGGGTATTAGATGTATGCCATTAAGTATCTGCTTTAGAAATATAGTTCCCTTTACAGGTGGAGGTGGAGCAAGTGACTTCGAGACAGCAGAACCAACGACCTACGAAGAGAAAGCGACTGCAACAGCAGCCGACTTCTAAATACAAAAGCAAGTTTGAAGCTGCTTTTGCCGACAGTTTACACAAAAAGAAAATAGTATTTACTTATGAAACTATCAGCATTGACTACACAATTAGCTACAGCTACAAGCCTGACTTTATCCTCAACAATTTTATTGTTGAAACGAAAGGATATTTTTCGACTGAAGACCGCAGAAAGCATCTTGTTATTAAGGAGACAAGACCCGAATTAGACATCAGGTTTTGTTTTCAAAATAGCAAGACACGATTAAGCAAAGCAAAGAGAAGCCTTACCTATGGTGCATGGTGCGATAGGCATGGGTTTCTCTACTGCGATAAAACAATTCCTACTGAATGGTATGACTTACCCACAACCTGATAACCCTAAAGCAGGTGATACTTTTTTTGACCCAGTTAATAAAATGTGGAGAGTTTTTAATGGCATGACTTGGGTTGAAGTTAATTTACAAGAACACAAATGTAACTTAGATGAAGAGTCAATACAAGAATAAAAAGATTTGCCCTGAGTGTGGCAAAAAAAACTGTGCAGTCTTTGATGATGGGCATGAACATTGCTTCACTATGGATTGCGAATACACCTACTACCCAAACAAAAGCAAAGAAAAGAAAGTGAGTAACATCATTCCATTAAAGAAAAGAAATCCAAAACTATTGAAGGTAACACCTATACCTTTAGCCAAACGTGGAATCACCAAACAGACTTGCGAACTATTTGGTTATGGACAGGCAGAATATAGAGGACAGCCTGTTCAAGTTGCTACTTATAAAGACCAACAAGGTAGAGATGTAGCACAACACGTACGATTTCAAGACAAGAAGTTTGTTTGGATAGGAGACATATCTAACGTGCAGCTATGGGGTCAACACTTATGGCGACAACATGGCAGCAATGGATCTGTATTTGTAAGCTGCTTTGAAGGTGAGATTGATTGCATGAGTGGATCTCAAATACAAGGTAACAAGTTTCCCTGTGTATCAATACCTTCAGGAGTACAGTCAGCAGCTAAGTATTTAGCAGCCAACTACAAATGGTTAGATACTTATTGTCGTATAGTTCTTTGCTTTGATAACGATGATGCAGGGAATAAAGCAGCAGATAAATGTATGGAAGTCTTACCTAAAGGTAAGGTTGCAATAGCAAGACTAGATCGTAATGATGTTAACGATCATCTTGTACAAGGTGAAGGAGATTTAGTACAAGAAAGATTATGGAAAGCTAGACCAGTAAGACCTGATTGTTTAATCAATGCTGCTGATGCTTGGGATTTATTTACTAAAGAAACAAGTAAAGCTGTAACAGATTTTCCTTTTCCTAAACTAAATGATTTTACAAAAGGATTATTTCCTAGCCAATTATTTACAGTAGCTTCCGCAAGTGGGGCAGGTAAGTCCACAATCTGTAGAGAATTTTGCCATCACTTTTTGAAGAGAGGATTAAAGGTTGGTTATATAGGACTAGAAGAATCAGTACAAAGAACACTTCAAGGTTTGGTAGGCATTGACTTGAATGTTCCTTTACATCTAACTGAAGATGGCATAGATGAAGCTGCCTTAAAGACTGCCTTTGATAAACTTACTTCAAGTCGTAATTTGTTTTTATACAATCACTTCGGTAGTCTTGAACCTGATGTACTGCTTGAACAGATCAGATACTTAGCAACAGTAGATGGAGTGCAGGTAGTAATCCTTGATCACATCAGTATAGTTTTATCTGGTCTTGAGTTAGACAATGAACGTAAGGCAATAGATATAATAATGACCAAGCTAAGAAGTTTATGTGAAGCCACAGGTATAGCTCTTGTATTGGTCAGCCACCTACGCAGACCACAAGGACAATCACATGAGTCGGGCAGGGAGGTTGACACCTCTGACTTGAGGGGATCTCATTCACTACTACAACTAAGTGATGTTGTACTGAGTGCTTCCAGAAACCAGACAGGAGATGCTAGTGAGAGACAGCGATTACAGCTAAAGGTACTTAAGTCTAGACATACTGGAATGACAGGAGAAGTAGATAAATTATTATACGACCAAAAGACAGGTCGATTAATTGTATATGAAAATGATTTTGCAAAACTATGACTTTATTAATTGATGCTGACTGGCTAATCTATTCTTCCTGTTGTGCTTGTGAAATAGATACAAGATGGAATGATTGGCAACATACTCTTCACTCTGATGAAAGAGATATAATGAACCTGATTGAAAGCAGGTTAGAAGTATATAAACAGATAGCAGAAGACAAGCATGATGTGGTTATGTGCTTTACTTCTTATCCAACATTCAGGCATGAGATATTTCCTGAATACAAAATACATAGAATATCTAAAAGAAAACCATTAGCTTTGAGATCAGTAATTAATAACTGTAACAAAATATATGACTGTGTATCCTATCCAAACTTAGAAGGAGATGACGTACTTGGATTACTAGCTACCAATGGACAATATAAAAATCCAATAATAGTATCAGTCGATAAGGACATGAGAACTATACCTTGTAAGCTGATAGCTACTGAAGAGGTAGAACATATTACAGAAAAGAAAGCAAACAGACATTGGTTTGAAATGTCTATAGCAGGAGATAGTACAGATGGAATAGTAGGAGTGAAAGGTTTAGGTATGGTAAGTGCTACAAAATTATTAGCCGAAACTCCTGATACACAAGATGCACTATGGTCTAAGGTACAGGAAACATATACAAAGAAAGGTTACAGTATTGCTGATGCAATTCTTAATGCAAGACTTACTAGAATATTACGAGAAGGAGATTACGATTATAATACAGGTGAAGTAAAACTTTGGAATCCATGAGAAAACCCCCAAGACGAGTCACTTGTCTTAGGGGTTCTCTACGCTTTACCAATGGGTAACCACTCCCATTGATTTAATGGTAGCATGAAACTATGGCAAGTAACTTATTACCTGTAATAACTGATGACCTTATACAGGGTCTAGATAATCTGTACCCACAACGACACCCTGACTTGTCATTATCTGATAGGGAGATATGGTATAGAGCAGGACAACGTAGTGTTGTTGACTATCTTATTGAACAGCAAAAAAGGCAACGTCAAACTATGTTAGACAACACAACCAAAGGTATTTAATTATGTGTTTCTTCGGTGGTGCTAAAGCTGCACCTGCTCCTAAAAAACCTGAGTTTGAAGATGCACCTCCTGTTGTTACAGGAGAACAGACAGGTGTAGATAAACCAAAGAATACAGCAAAAGCTACAGAGAAGTTAAGAATGATGAGAAAGAAAAAAGAAACATCAGGGAACTCGACTGTAAATACAAACTTAGATAGAACGACATCTTTACTTACAAGAAATACAAAAGATCTAGCAACAGCTAGAATGAATAATAAATCTACGTATGGTTAACCATGTGTTTTAGAAGTCCTCCACCTCCACCCCCACTACCTGATCCAGAACCAGTAGCACCTAAAGCAGAGAAGACTGCTGAACAAGTTGTTACAGGTACACAGAGAAAAGACATTGCCAAGAAAGGAAGAAGGGCTGCAACTACAACTGCAAGATCAGCAGCTAGAAGGGGTACTGCTTCTTTGAGAATACCTTTACTAACTAATACACAAACCGAATCTGGTAACTTAAGGACACCTGTTTAACATATGGAATATTCTTCTTCGGCTGTTACAGCAGCAGGGTTGTATGAACAACTAGCACAAGAAAGATCAACGTATCTTAGGGAAGGTCAAGAGTCTAGTAAATTAACCCTGCCATATCTTATACCTGAAACTTCAGGTGGTAGTGGTGCAAGAAGAAGTAAAATTAAAACACCTTATCAATCTATTGGTGCAGCAGGTGTTAATAGCCTTGCTGCAAAACTATTGACAGGTCTTTTTCCTACTAACATTCCTTTCTTTAAACTTGTATTAGATTTAATAAAAATACAACAAGAAGGTAGTAATCCTGAAGCTATTAGTGAGATAGATAAAGCATTACGTAAAGTTGAAAATGCTTTGATGCGTGAGATTGAAACATCAAATGATAGAGTCGCAATGTTTGAAGCATTAAAACATCTTATTGTTGGTGGGAATGTTTTGTTGTATCTAACAAAGGAAGGATTACAAGTATATCCATTAGAAAAATATGTATGCAAACGTGACCCAAACGGAAATACTTTAGAAATTATTATTAAAGAAACAGTAAATGGTAAAGCCTTGCCACCTGACTTTGTAGCAAAACTAGAAGAGAAAGCAAAATACACAGAGAATACTTTAGAAGAAGATTTAGATATATATACACACGTCAAAAGAAATGGAGACTTCTTTAATTGGCATCAAGAATGTAAAGGAGAGAAGATACCAAACACAGAAGGTAGGGCAAGAAAAGATGTAACTCCTTTTATAAATCTCAGGTTCACAAGATTAAGTGGAGAGAGTTACGGAAGAGGATACGTTGAAGAGTACAGAGGAGATTTGATTTCTCTTGAAGGATTGATGAAAGCAATAATTGAAAATGCTGCTGCGTCTGCACGTACAGTTTTTCTTGTAAATCCCAATGGTACAACGAGAGCTTCTACCCTAGCTAAAGCACCTAACGGAGCTATCAGAGAAGGTAACGCACAAGATGTTTCTGTCTTGCAGGTAGGTAAGGGAGCAGATTTGCAGACATCTTTTACAGCAGTACAAAGAATAGAACAGCGATTACAGTATGCTTTTATGATGGCAAAAGCAGTACAGCGTGATGCCGAAAGAGTAACAAGTACAGAGTTAAAGATTCTTACACAAGAACTAGAGTCAACACTTGGGGGGATCTACTCTATCCTGTCTTCAGAACTACAACTACCTTATCTCAGAAGACGTATGCACCTATTAGCAAAAACAGGTAGAGTGCCAGAGCTACCAAAAGATATAGTAGGTCTATCAATCATTACAGGATTACAAGGACTAGGTAGAGGGCAGGATAAAGAGAAGCTACTTGAGTTCATTACTACTTTGGCACAGGCTTTAGGTGCTGATGTGATGAGACAATACGTTAATGTTGACGAAGCTATCAAGAGGTTAGCTACCAGTATTGGCATAGATACTGAAACGTTGGTAAAATCAAGTGAACAGATTGCTGCGGAGTTGCAAGCTGCACAACAACAAGAACTTATTAGAAGTCTTGGTAGTGCTGCTGTAGGCTCGCCTTTACTTGATCCCAAGAAACAGGCTGAAGCAGGTCTTATCTCACAACAAATGGATTCTAATGCCCAACAAGAACAGCCAGTCTAAGAAGACTACAAAACCAAGAGACAACAATGGGAAATATGTAGCTCCTGAAAAAGCAGTTGTCAGTAGATTAGGTGTAAATGAAGAAGGTACACCTAAGTCAAAGAATCAAGGTAAGACTGTCACTACTAGACATGGCAGTACAATCACTTATAGTTAAACCAAAAAACCACTATGACATCATCACAAGTACAGGCAAATGAAACACCACCAATGTCTTCACAGGATATTGAAAGTCTAAGAGATGAGAATGGACTTATTGCAGGTAAGTTTAAAACTGCTGAAGATATGGTAAACAGCTACAAAGAACTAGAAGGTAAACTTGGTGCTATAGATCAAACTACTGAAGAAACTACTGAAGAAACTACTGAAGAAGAAAATCAAACAGAAAAAACTAATGATGATTTTAATGCTGCTGAAGTTTACGGAGATGGTTTAGCTTCAGTCCTAGAAGAAGTTGGAATAGACCCACAAGTTATTAGTAATACTTTTACAGAGACAGGTAAAATTACAGAAAATGATTACGAGAAACTAGGAGAAGCAGGATTCTCTAAACAAGTTATTGATACTTACCTAGATGGATTAAAGGGTACTGCTAATTCTGCTGAAGATATAAAAGATGCACAGTTAAATGACATCTTATCAGTTACAGGTGGAGAAGAAGGTTACTCAAAACTTAGAGAATGGACACAGGCTAATGTACCTGATGAAACTCTTAAGGCATTTGACAAGATACTTGATACTCAAGACCCAACAATGATTAAGGTTGCAGTACAAGGTTTTGCTTCACAGATGAGAGAAGCAGAAGGTTATGAACCACAACTGATAAATGGTAGAACAGCAGCAGGTAATACTAATACATTTAAAACACAGGCAGAACTTACAAAAGCTATGTCTGATCCTAGATATGGTAAAGATCAAGACTATACATTATCTGTATATAAAAGATTAGAAGCTTCTAAGGTGGTAGGCAATGGCTAACAAACCAACTAAGCCAGAACTCTATGCAAGAATCAAAGCTAGAGTCAAAGCAAAAGTCAAGAAGTGGCCTTCTGCTTATGCAAGTGGTCAGCTTGTTAGACAATACAAAGCAGCAGGAGGAGGTTACACTAAAGCATGAAAAAACTTTCAAAGAAACAAAAACAAAGTCTTGATAAAGATGGTGATGGCAAGCTTTCTAAAAAAGATTTTTTATTAGTCCGTCAACTTAAAAAGAAAAATGGCAAAGCTAACTCTTAGTCAAATGCGTACTCTGAAAAAACATTCAGAGCATCATTCAAAAAAACACATGAATGAAATGAAAAAGAGTATGCGTAGTGGTATGTCTTTTAAAAAGGCACATACTATAGCTCAAAAGAAAGTAGGCAAATGAGTCTCGACAGGTGGTTTAAAGAGAAATGGGTAGATGTAAAAACAGGTAAACCTTGTGGTCGTAAGAAGGGAGATGGCAGACCTTACCCTGCTTGCAGACCTTCAAAAAGAGTTAATAGTAAGACTCCTAAAACAAGTAAAGAATTAAGTAATAGAGAAAGACTTAAATTTAAAAGAGAAAAAACTAGCGGTAAGAGAATAACTTACAATCACAAAAGACGACAAAGAGCAGCATAACTGTTATATTTTATTTAACTACTCTTACTCGTAGTTCATGTCTCCACGCAGAAAATCTTTATCTCTTAGAAAGTCAGACAAGAATCCTACAGGAGGACTGTCTGAAAGAGGGAGAAAAAGAATAAACGCTGCTACAGGTTCTAAGTTGCAACGACCTGTCACTAAAACAAGTGGACTTTCAAAACGTGAAAAAGGTAGAAAGAAATCTTTTTGTGCAAGAATGAAAGGTGTCAAAGGAGCAATGAAAGACAGTAAAGGGCGGCCAACTAGGAAGGCTCTTGCACTACGCAAGTGGCGTTGCTAGGCTCTTGGCATACAATATCTACATATCAAAGTGCCTGAAAATTTCAGATAACGCTTTGAGAAAAGGTTAGTAAAGACAGAGAACGTACAAATTATTCACAAACACTTACTAAACAGATGGCTAACGCAACTGTAAGTAGGCTCGGACTTGTCAATAATTCGGGTACAAACTTTGACGAACTTTTTCTGAAAGTCTTCTCAGGAGAGGTGCTAACAAGTTTTGCCCAGAATAATATTTTCAACGAGCAACTACATTCTGTCCGTACTATTGCATCAGGCAAATCGGCCAGTTTTCCAAAAATCGGTACGGCTACTGCTGCCTATCATACAATCGGCACACCCCTAGTCGGAGCAAACCAAATCAAAGCTAATGAGGTTTTGATAAATATTGATGATATGTTAATCGCCCAAGCGGTAGTCGCTAGGCTTGATGAGCTTAAGAATCATTATGATGTAAGAGCTACCTATAGTTCTGAATTAGGAAAAGCTCTCGCAAAAACATACGATCAAAACGTAGCGAAGGTAATTGCTAATGCGAGTCGTGCGTCAGCTACTATTACTGGTGATGATGGCGGTCTTGTATTAACACTTGCTAATGGTAATACAGCTTCATCTGATGTAACAGGAGATGAACTGGTTGCAGCTATTTATGATATAGCTCAAGAGTTTGACACTCGTGATATTCCAAGCACAGATAGATACTGTGTGTTACCACCTGCGGAATTTTATAAGATTCCTGAATCTGCTACCAGAGTTATGAATACAGATTTCAACCCACAAGGTAATGGATCTGTTGCAGCAGGTACAGTAACACAGGTTGCAGGTATCCCTATAATGATGTCTAACAACGTACCACAGAGTAATGTGGGATCAAACCCAAGCGGTGCAAACAACGCTTACAACGGTGACGATAGTAAGACATTAGGCTTGGTATTCCACAAATCCGCAGTCGGCACAGTCAAGTTGCAAGACATGACAACTGAAATCTCAGGTGCAGATTATGGGATTATGTATCAATCAACATTAATGATTGCCAAGTACGCACTTGGTCATGGAATCCTTAGACCAGAGTGTGCAGCAACAATTAAATTGTCTTCTTCATAATCTACCTAAATGATTAAAATGGGGTATTCTATTATTAGATACCCCTTTTTTTATGCCTAATAAAACTACAAAAAAAAATAAGAAAAAAAAATCTGGTAAACTTAAAAGTAAATTGATGTCTCTTAAGATGTCTAAATCAAGTTATTAAACAATGGCTGTAGCTGCAACCACAGAACTTGAATGTATTAATATAATGCTTGCTGCAATAGGCGAAGCACCTATTAATACGCTGACTGGTACTCTTCCAGTAGATGCTGTTACTGCACAAAAAACTTTAGCTGAAATAAATAAAGACGTACAAAATGAAGGTTGGTCTTTTAATCAAGAGTTTAATGTTGTACTAACTAGAGATGGTAGTAATCAAATTGCTATTGGTACAGATGTGTTGAAAGTAGATCCTAATGTTTTTGATCACCCAACCATTGATGCCATACAAAGAGGTTTACAAATGTATGACAGAAAAAATAATACTTTTGTTTTTGATGAAGACTTAACTTGTAATGTTACTTACTTTAGAAATTTTGATGAATTACCTGAATCTGCTAGGCGATATATAAACGTAAGAGCAGCAAGAGTATTTGTAGATAGATTGGTTGGAGATGATGGGTTAAGAACTTATACAGCACAAGATGAAGCAAGAGCAAGAGCAAACCTTATGGAAAATGATATGGATAATGCAGACCATAATGTTTTATCAGGCGACCCAAATCTTAATAATGCTATGAATACGTTTACACCTGCTGATGTTCTTAACAGATAACTATGGGAATAGTATCAAGATCAATACCCACACTACTTAGAGGTGTATCACAGTCTTCAGACTCTTCTAAACAGTCAGACCATGCTGATATTCAAGACAATGCTGACAGCAACCCAGTCGTAGGTCTAGTAAAAAGATCAGGCATACAGCACGTTACAAACCTTAGTACTAGCACACTAGGTAATGTTCATATTCAAACTATAAATAGAGATGTCAACGAAAGATATGTAGCGATATTTAGTAATGGCAATGTAAAAGTATATGAGTTAGATGGCACAGAAAAGACAGTAACAAAACCAGACGGAACTGCATACCTAAATACTTCAAATCCTAGAGATACAATTAAGACTGTAACTATTGCTGACTTTACTTTTGTTGTTAATACAAATCAAGTAACTGCAATGGATTCAACTTTATCCGCAGGTAACATTACACAAGCAATTATCTTTGTAAAACAAGTTTCTAACGATACTGTCTATTCTGTTACTGTTGATGGTGTGACTGTAACTGATGACACAACTAACGATTCATCTCTCAGCACATCACAAGTTGCTTCTGATTTGCAGTCAGGTCTTAATTCAGGATTATCTGGTTTTACTATTGCAAGAAGTGGAAGTGTTATACATATAAAAAAGAATGATGGTAGTAATTTTGCTATAGATGGTACTGATACTCAAGGTAATACTCAGTTAACGATAGTAAAAAATTCAGTTCAAAGATTTACAGACTTACCTGCTGTTTCTCCTAATGGAATGGTGGTAGAAGTTAAAGGAGATGAGAGTACTAACTTTGATAATTACTATGTTAAATTTGTTACTAATAATGGTAATGCTTTAGAAGAAGGTCAATGGGAAGAAACAGTAGAAGCAGGTATTCAATTTAAGTTTGATTACGCTACTATGCCACACGTCTTGATTAGACAAGCAGATGGTAATTTTAGATTTGCAAGAGTTGATGGTGACACTTACACCTTATCAGGAGTAACTTATACGTTACCTGTATGGGGAGAAAGAACAGCAGGAGATACGGAGTCTGCAAAAGACCCTTCATTTATTGGTAGTAAAATAAACAACGTATTCTTTTTTAGAAACAGATTAGGATTTTTAGCAGATGACAATGTAATACTATCTAATGTTTCAGAGTTCTTTAACTTTTTTCCTGATACAGTTCTTACTGTAGTTGACTCACACCCTATAGATGTAGCTGCTTCTCATACAAAGGTTGCTATTCTTAAACACGCAGTCACGATGGGAGAACAGTTAATATTATTTTCTGAACAAACACAATTTGTCCTTTCTAGTTCAGCAGATAACTTAACACCAACAACAGCTAACGTACTTGTATCAACAGAGTTTGAATCTTCAGATGATGCTGCTCCTGTAGGTTCTGGTAATTCAATTTACTTCTTAACTAGAAAAGGTAATTTTGCAGGTATTCGTGAATATATTACCCAGACTAGCGAAACCGCTAGAGATGCAGCAAACATAACTATTCATGTACCAAGACTAATACCAAGTAATATTTTTAAATTAGCTGTATCTAATAATCAGGATATTCTTGTTTGTGTTGGAACTGATAACCCTAATAAATTATTTATAAATAGATGGTTGTTTGGTAATCAAGGACAAAAGGTTTTGAATAGTTGGTTTACTTTTACTATTAATGAAAACAGGTCTATCAAAAATGTTGACTTTATAGGTACTGATTTGTTTTTAGTTATAGAAGAAGCTAATACAGTTACTTTAGAAAAAATACCATTTGAGTCTGATTTTAAAGAAACCAATGCAGACTTTGAGTTTCATTTAGATCATAAAGTAACTGAAGCAAACGTAACAGTTGCATATAACTCATCTACTGATAAGACTACTTTTACTCTGCCTTATAGACTTAGAGCAAAAATGGATATAGTAGGTAGATACTTGGCAAGTAATGAAACAAGTACGTTTGTTGACATTAATGGAGTAACACAAACCTTAAAACCTGCAACAGTAATACAATCTACAAACTTAACTAATGGTTCAACAACAACAATAGAAGCAAATGGAGACTATAGAAATGCAAAAGTAATTATAGGAGAACCTTATGATATGCACTATAGATTTAGTAAGCAAAGAATAACTGAAACCCCACAACAGAATAGTGCTGAGATTATTAGTAGCAGATTACAACTACATCATTTCTATATAAAGTTTGAGAAGAGTGGATTTTTTCAAGTAGAAGTAACACCTGAGTTAAGAGACACTAGCACTCATAAATTTAGTGGTCGATTTTTGGGTGCTGCTTCTGCTGCGATAGGTCAGCTTAATTTAGAGACAGGTACATTTAGAGTTCCAATAATGAGCAGAGCCGATAAGGTTGATATAGATGTAAAAAATAGAACATTCTTACCAACACTATTGGCTAGTGCAGAATATGAAGCTATGTTTCACATGAAGAGTAGGAGAATGTAATGGGTCATTTAAGAAAATGTACATTAAAAGACTTGCATCATGTCTCTAAGAATATGAGAGATATGGATAGATTAGAAGCTTTATATCAAACAGGACAAGACCCAGATACAGCATTAAAAGTTAGTTATTTAGCAAGTAAAGTAGTTATGGCTATCTGTGGAGATAATGATAATCCTATTGGTATCTGTGGTGTAACTCCTAATGGTTGTATCTATATGGTTGCTACAGAAGAATTATTTTCTAATGATAAATATAAAATACAACTAATAAGACAAGGTAGGAAATGGGTTAATGATTTGCTCAAATCATATAAAATTCTATACAATGTAGTATATGCTGAAAATAAAAAAGCTATGAAGTGGTTACAGACTTTAGGTTTTAAGTTTATTAAATATCATAAGGAATATGGACAACATAAAAAACCATTCGTTGAATTTTCGAGGATAGTCTAATGTGTTTTGTTGCAGGACTATTTGGAATAACAGGAGCAGCAGGTAATTTACTTAACGCTTCGCTTGCTTTGAGTGCTGTAACAGGAGTAGCAGGTGCAGCTTCTAAAAATAGAGTTGCTAGAGAAACAGCATCATACGCATATCAAGCAGCAGAAAGAACAGCTAGGTCTGCTGACGCTGCATTAACAGCACAACAAGAAGCATTAAACTCACAATTACTAGAAAGGAGGGCTGATGCTGCACAGAAGAAGTTAGCAAAAACTATAGAAGGATTACAGGCCAGAGGTAAGGCAGCAGCAACAGAAGGCAGGTCAGGTAGATTAATAGAACTTATACAAATGGATATTGAAAGACAAACAGCAGGATTGAGAGAAAGTCTTGAACAGTCTTTACAATCAGCAGAAGCACAATATGGTAGAGATGCAGCAGCTATAGTTTCACAAAGAGATAGCAGAAGAAATCAAGCATTAGATATAGGTAATCGAGGATATACACAAGCAATGCAGAACTATCAAGGACTGCTACCTACTATAGGAAACATAGCTTCAACTGGATTACAGACTTATTTAGGTCTTGATGCAGGACAAAAAACATTTACTGACTAATGACTTCATCAGGTTTTCAATCATTTACAACACCTAGAGATACCTTTGTTTCTCAAAGTACACAACCTGCTATAAACACACAAGATGGTTTGTCTCAAATTGCACAGACACTAGCTGTTATAGAACCTAACTTGCAAAAATATATAGTAAAAAAAATAAAAGATATAAAAGAAGAAGATGTAGCAGAAGCACAAACAGCAGGTGCTAAATCAGCAAGAACATATACAAACGTAGAAAAACTTTTATTTCCTGAAAATGTTGAATTAGACGAAACATCACAAGCATACGCTACAAGTTTGGCAGCGTTAAAGAAAACACAAAAACAAACGGATATAGAAATAACTAGAGGTAAAAGTATATGGTTTAAAAACGCATACGAAGAAGCTAAAGCTATAACACTTGGTAAGAATTTTAAATCTGAAATATCAAGTGATTATCAGACGTACAGAGTACCCGACTCCGTAACAGGAGAAATGAAACCACTATCAGCATATCCTTTTCAAAGTGCTGAAGTACAAAACTTTCTTGGTCAATACAGAAATAAAAACGTAGAAGCAGCAAACATAAGTGAGTTTTATTTTAATAGATCATTTTTGCCACAGATAGAAGAAGGAGTAAAAGACTTTGCAAAAGACCACGACAAAGATCATGCTTTCTTTAAATTAGAAGAATACAAAAAGACTGTAAAAGAAGATTTAGGTCTTATATATTTTAGTTACATCAGAAATGTTACTACTGCTAATAAAGAAAATAGACAACCAAATTTAGAACAAGAAGCTAATGATATAAAAAATCTTGTAGAAAACATAACCCAGATATATCAAGCAGAAGATTTATCTAAGTTTTATGACGAGGTGTTGATTCCATTTATAACAGAACGTGGGGTGCTAATGGCATCTATGACAGAACTGGGAGATGAAAGATTTGATATGGCAATAGATTTCTTGCAACAGTTTCCTAATTTATTTCCTAGAAAATTAAAGACTAAGACTGAAGTTATAAATGGAGAAGTAGTAGTTAATCCAGTATTAGATAAAGAAGGACAACCAGAATATTTTACTAATAATGTTTTACAGAATAAAAAAGACTACGAAAAAAAAGTTAATGCAGCAATTAAAAGTATTAATGCACTAAGAATACAAAATCAAAAAATAAATAGTCCTAGAGAGTTAAATTTAAAAAAGAAAGAAATGAAAGATTTGTTGCTGTTGCCAAATCCGAATGAAGAACAAAGAAAAAAAATATTAGAGATAGCATCAAGTGACCCTAAAGCGTTGACTTGGTTAAAGAACAATAGAGATACATACAGAGTTTATAGTGAAGAAGGTTACAATCAAATACTTTTTGAATTAGAAGGAGGGAAGATAAGAAACGAACAGTTAGCTTATACCAAAATAAATGAGTGGTATGCAAATACTTTGAAGCTACCAAAAGATCAAGAGAGAAAAGATAAATTAATTGGTCTTATAGATAGAGAAGTTAACGAAGAAAGAAATCATGCTCATTCAACAGCGACAAGAATAATACAAGGTAAATCATTGTATTTACAAAATATTATTAAAAGTAAAGGAACTGACGATATGAAAATAGTAGATCAATTAACAGAAACTATAGAAAGTGTAAGAACTAAGTTAGTTGATTATTCAGTAACTAAAAGAGTATTTGTAGAAGGAGAAAAACCAAGATACCCAACACTACAAGAAATTGACAATTATGGAGAAGAGCTAAGACAAGCTATGGAAAGCAGATTAACAGCTATACAAAAATTTGTTTCTGATGACACAGGCATAAATCCTACTATAAATGTTTTGTCTCCTGATTATAAAAATCAAGAAAGAAAATTAGCTAGGACACAAATATTTGATATAACAAAAAATGTTATAGGAAAACAAACTATAGGTGCAGATGGCAATAGAACAAAACCAACTCTTGAAGATATTGAATTAAGTTATGATTTTATTGTAGAAGATGTAAACGCAGAGTTTTTAATAAATCAGTTTTATAACGAAGATGGTAGTCAGACTTCTGGACAAAAAGAACAATTAGCTCAGTTCTTAGAACAGCTAGATATATCTAAAGAAGATATAGAAAAATATAAATTAGTAAAAGTTTTTGACGATATAGGATTTGATATTACAAAGAACTATCCAAGTCTTACTAAAACTATAAATGAATACAATGCACAGGATATACCACCAGATGATAGCGGTGGAGTAACTACAAATGATTTGCCAGAAGCACCAATAAAAGATTTTGACAAATTAAGCAGAGAAGACAAACTAGAAGTAAACAGAATACTTGGTAGAGAAGTTTTTAAACCAAAAGATTTAAAGGTGGTTACACCAGAAGCAGTTGATGAAAACGTACAAAATTCAAATGTTTCAGGTGAGTCTAAAGTTAAGACAACAAAAGACTTAAATTTAAGCAAGGTCATATCTGACATATTTATACCACCTGTTAATGCTACAGAAAATGATTTAATTGCTTCAGGAGATGTGCCAGCACCAATAGGAGCAGGAGAAAACTTTATGAATAGATTTAATATGTATTTACAAACTGCTTATGGATTTGATACTGATAGTGCCATATATAAAAATATGCCTAACTATATGAAGGTAAATCTAATGGGTTCATATCAAGATGAACAGGCAGCAGAGATAGCAGAAAAAGAAACAGAGCAACCAGAAACAACAGTAGGAGAATTCTTACCAACTCAAGATTTATCTGAAGTAAGAAGTGATATAACTCCAAACTTAGGACTAAGAGATGGCAGTCTTATAGCTATGGCCTTCCCACTAGAAGGTAGAAAAATAGGAGAACAGACAGATACAAAAGTAGTTATTAATAAACAACCTAGTGGAGTAAAACGTATGGAAGCAAACTTCCCTGTTATCTACAAGTTAGCAAAAGAAGTTGGTATAAAATTCCCTGAGATAGTAGCAGCACAATTCTCTGTAGAATCAGATCATGGACTAAGCGTTACAGGTAAAAATAATTACTTTGGTATAAAAGCAACACAATCTGAGATAGATGCAGGTCAGTCAACACTAGCACCTACATTTGAAGAAATAAATGGTAAGAAGGTAAGAGTAATGGCACACTTTAAAAACTTTGAGAGTATAAAAGAATCACTTGAACACTATAAAAAATTCTGGAATGATAATTATTTAGACAGAAAAGGTATTTCTACAGTAGATACAGTTGAGAAAGCAGTTAAACTATTAAAAGATAATGGCTATGCTACTGACTCAGATTACATTAAACTGGTATTAGAAGTCATTAGAGATGCTCAAAGAGAACCCCCCTTGTACTAAATGTCTGAAGAAGTAAAACAACTTATCGAAACACAGACAGGAGGAGAAGCGGTAGATATCGATGTCGATAAAGTTGTTAACGAAATAGTAGAAGAAGAAAAATCAGAAGTTGTAGCTAAAGATTTACCACAAAAAGAAGAAGAAAAAATAGAAGTAAACAGAGTTGAAACTGAAACAAATAAATTAGCAACTAAAGAAATTAATAACTCAGAAAATATTAATCCTATAGATAAACCTGCAACAGAAGAAACATCTTGGTTTGGTGGTCTTAAAAATTGGTATGACGAAAAACTTGCAGAGAATGAAAGAAAGTATGCAGACTCTAAAAAACAGATGGACGAGAATACAAAAATATTACAAAAGTCAGTTACAGGTAAAATTATTAGAGGACTTATAAATGGTCGTATAGCAAGCATCAATGAACTTTATGAGTTTGGAGATGATGTCTTAGACTTAGTAATGGGCGATCTGTATAATTCAGAAAGACCTGCTGATTTTGATTTAATAGGTTACAAAGAAGGTAGTACAAACTTTGGATTTCAAAGTCCTATTGGAGGAGAGTTTGAAGATGATGAAGGTGCTGTTTATGGTATATCAAAAGCTATAAGTCAATGGATTATACCAACAGGACTTGTTGCTAAAAGTCTTAAAAAAATAGGTCTTAAAAAATTTAGATATGCAATAGCAGGTGGTGTCGTTGACGCATCATTAACAGATCCTTATGACGCTAACTTCTTTGATTTTATAGAAGACAGATTTGACGTAGCTAATCCTGTTTTAGATTTTTTAACTACACCTGAAACAGATGCAGATGAATTTGAAAAGGCAGCTAGAAGATTAACAGCAGTCATGCAAGGTTTTGTTGTTGGAGAAGGAATTATAGGAAAAGGATTACCTGTGGCAGGTAAGGTTGTTAAAGGTATAGGCGATAAAAGTTTGCAGACATTGTTTGGAATAAAAGACATTACAAAAGAATTAGCAGGTAAAAATGGAAATCAATTAATTGATTTTGTAATGGAGCAGTTCTACAACATGAAGAAAAATCCTAAACGAAGATCAGTTATTATTGCAAAATTAAACGACATAATACAAAAGAATGGTGCAGATATAAACAAAATAGAAGTTGATAATGTTGATAATAACCTTTTAGTTAGTCTTAATAACTATAAAAAAAATCTACAAACAAGTAAAAAATTAAAAAAATATTTTACAGATACAGTTGGTGGAGAAGGTAAATCATTATTTGGAGTACCACTAAAAGGTTCTAAGATAACAAGAACCTTTAATGCTCATCATTTATATACAAAGTTTTTTGTAGATATGAAAGGTCGTACTGACCCTAACGCAGTCTTTGAATATATAAGTGCAAGAGCAGCAGTTATTAAAGAAGCTAATAAAAAGAATGTAAGATCATTAGATAATATGTTTCAAAAGGCTAGAACACAACTGCCTTTAGATACTTATAATGCTTTATCTGATTTTGTAGAAAGGTATGGAGCAGGTGGAGAAGTAGATTTACAAGCTAGTGTTATTGCAATGAATGATTTAATTTTAGAGTCAGGAATTGTACTAAGAGATTTGTCTAGTCAAATGCACGAGATGTTAAAACTTAGCAAGTCAGGCAGTATGAATGGTGATTTATATGATGTATTAAAAAAAGATTTTGCTTTTACTCTTAAATTTTTAAGTGATACTTTAAATGTAAAAAATGCCTTTGGTAGTGAAATAGGTAAGACTCTTGCAGTAATGCAAAAAACATCAGGAGATATACCAAGAGGATTAGATAATTATTTAAAATCAAGCAATGCAGATAGAGTAATAACTGATTTAAAAACAGCAGATAGCTTATTAGAAAAATCAAATATAGAAGACCCACTAGGAAACTTTACAGTAGATCAGATATTAAAACTAGCAGACTCAGGAGATACTAAAGCGTTAATGAAAGTTACTCAGCAACTACATTTAGCAGCAACTAATCCAAAGGCATTGAAAATAATATTAAAAGCACAAGCAGGTAATCCTGTTATAAAAATTACTAATGAATTATTTATAAATTCTATTTTGTCTAGTCCAATAACGCATCAGGTCAATATGATTTCTACTGCTTTAAATACAGCAGTAAGACCATTACAAAAAGTTGTTGGTGGAGTAGCAGAAAGAGATCCAGCAATAATTAAAAGAGCAATAAAAGATTTGTATTATTTGACTACTGCAAGTCTTGAGTCTATGTATATGGCAGGAAGAGCATTTATGAACAATGCAAATATAATTGACTCTGCTAACCAGACTGTTGATATGTCAAAACTAAACGCTATAGATGTATCTGAAAGAGGATTTGGAATAAAAGCAATACATGGATTTTATACTTTGCCACAAAGATTTCTTATGGCAGAAGATGAATTTTTTAAACAAGTAAATTTTAGAGCTTTTCTTAGAGCAGAGATTTGGGAAAGAGCTAGTAAAATGAAATTTAAAGATAACGACTCATACAATAAATACATAGAAGGTCAATTTAAAAAAGTAATTGACGTTGTAAATAAAGAATCAATGCTAGGTAAATTATCAAAACAAAACGCTTTGTTATATAAAAAAGCTAGACAATATGCACAAGAAGCAACTTTTACTGAAGACTTGATGAAAGGTACATCAGGCAAATTTGTACAAGACTTAGTTAACGATCAGCCTTTGCTACGTCAGATAATTCCTTTTGTTAGAACTCCTTTAAACCTAATAAAACAATTTGGTAAATCATTTCCTTTAACACCATATCTAGCAAAAAGTAAATTACTAAAAGAAAATTTTGCTTTTGTAAAAGAACAAGCAGAAGAACTAGCATCTTCAGATGCAAGTGTAAGAGCTATAGCCAAAGGTAGAACAATAACAGGTGGTATGTTTTGGGGTGTAGGACTTACTGCTGCTTACAGAATTAATGACCCAACAGCAAAAGTAGCTATAACAGGTGGATTACCTGCAAATAAAGCAGCTAGAGAAAAATTATTAGCTACAGGTTTTTTACCTTATAGTTTTAGACTTCATGTTACGGAAGAAGATATAGAAAAATATGGTTTAGAAGGTAAAGGTTATGAAGTAATATCACACCCTGAGATTCCAGATGTAAAGTTTGTAAGAGGTGCAGATGGTAAACTTGCTTATAAATATGTTAGTTATAAAAGATTAGACCCTTTTGCAATGTTCTTATCTACATCAGCAGATTTGATGAAAGTTACTGGACTGGTAGGAGAAGAAGCACAGTTAGAAAAAGATAGTCTATATCAGGTTGCTATGGCTGCTATGTATAATAACTTAGCTGACAAATCTTACCTAAGAGGTATTACAGAGTTAGTACAGGTTATGAGAAATGAATCTAGTCTTAATGGTTATCTAATGAACAGGCTTGCAACTTTAGCTGTACCTTTAAGTGGTTTGCAGAAAAATGTTAAGACTGCAATTAACTCAGGTTTGTTTGATGAAGACAAGTCAGGCAATATCAGAATGGATAGAAAGATAGCATCAGGAGAGTTTGTTGGAGAAGATGGTCAGCCAAGTCCTAAATATGCACCAATGATAATGTTGGCAAGACTTATCAATGAGGTGTCAGGTAAAACATCTTTTGGTAATTTTAAAGCAAGACCAATGCAACATCACATAACAGGAGAGTTTATAGAAATACCTGTAGGCTTTGGTAAAGATGAATTAAATCCTTTTACAAGTGGTTGGTCACAAAAGTCATTATCAAACAATGATCTAGTTTTAACTGGTTTACAGGCAGTTGGTCAAGAGTTTAGTCCACCAGCAGATGTACTAAAATCAGAAGATAAATTTGGTAGTCAAATACTTTTAGATTCAGATGAATTAGCAAACTTAATATCTGCAACTGCTTTTATTGAGTTATATGAAGGTGGTAAAAGACAGAGAATGTATGATGCAATGAACCAATTATTGTTAAGTCCTGCTGGTACAAGACTTTTAAATTTAATAGGTGCATTAAAGAACAAAAGAGGTGAGCCTATTACAAATGAAGAAAGAAAAGATTTGTTTAGATTAACAGGTAATGAATTTTATTTAAATGCTGATTTTGACGATAGTATGAGAGTAGATATTATAGATGCAGCAAGAGATGATTTAGGTCAATTACTAAGTGGCATACATACAAGATATAAAAAAGCAGCTAAAGAAGCATTTATAACTGGCAAAGGATTACCAAAAGGTGTAACTGGACTATCTAAAGAAAAGAAATTACAATATGATGAGAGGTTTCAAAAACTATTATTATGGGAATCAGGACTTCGTAAAAACGAAACTACTGAAAAACTCAAAACTTTTTTCTAAGCTATGGCTACCAACACCACCAATACGTTTACTAACCATACAGGAAATGGGTCTGAAGTAAATTTTTCAATTAGTTTTAGTTATATTCTTACTTCAGATG